ATCTAATGTTGTAGTTGCTACAACTATATCTGTATCTGCTGCAATATTTAATCTACCATCTGTTGATGAATTAATTGATATTGCTGAATCTCTAAATAAAATTTTCTCATCTGTACTTAATAAAATATCATCTGAGAATTGGAAGTAATCTTCATCTTCCATCCATGAAAGAACACCATCATTACTTGTTGCATCAAATGTTACTACAACATCTGCATTAACATTAGTACCAAATTTAATAGCATTACTAAATAAGTTTGATATTGGTCCACCATCACCTTGAGTTGTTCCATCATGTGTATGACCACCACTACTATTAAAAGCAGCTTCAAGTGCATTATATTCATTATTTAATAAAGATGCAAATATTGTATCTCCATCTACAAATGAACTTTGTCTTAAATATACTGCCATTTATTATGTCCTTCCTGCGGGAATGAAATCTACATAAAATCCAGATACAGTATAAGGAAAAGCTGTACCTGTACTTCTAACTCTAAAGTTATTAGTAAATCCACTACCAGTTAGTGTTGTTTTTTGTTGTGGAAATAATGTTCCACCAAAAATTGTTGTTCCAAATGTTGACCCACTTCCAAACTTAGCAGGAGTTTGTAATGCTCCCAATGCTATTTCTGCGGGTTGAGTTACTTCGCTACTTTCAAAATCATAACGAGTTTGTAACTTTAAATTATCATTTGTTCCTTCTGAACGAATACTTGTTTTAATATAATATAAAGTTTTTCTAATACCTGCATCACCATAATCTAAGTCTGGTGTTTTATATTGTGCTACAATATTAGAACCATCAAAACTATTTCCACTATCGTGTTTAAATATATAACCACTTTCATCTGAGTGAAAAAGAACTTCACTTCCATCTTCTGCTGTACCAGAGTGTGCTACTTTAGCAGCTATGCCTTTTGTTTGACTCCACTCATATACTCCTGCACCTGTAGAAGATATTTTAAATGTTCCTATAACTCCGCCTTGAATATTGTTTGCACTACCACTTCTAAAATAAAATAATCTGTATTGACTTTTTTCTCTAATCACCATACTAGAAAATCTAATTGATGATAAGAAAGGCATTACTTCATCTCTGAATAATGGCATTATCTTTCTACTAATAGAACTTAATTCTATATCGTCAATTCTAGCTGTTCCTGCAATAGTTCTTAAACCATCTGGTGCTAAGAAAATTAAATCTCCACCTATCTCTTGAACTGTATTACCACTTACGCATCCAATGTTTTTTGTTACACCCGATACTGTAGGAGTACTATCTAATCCAGAAACTTGAAATATACTTGTTTCACAAAAAACAATAAGTTTATTTCTAAAAGGTTTTACTTGTTTTATTTTATCACCAACATCTATTGTTCCTGCTGATGAACCTGTAAAGTCTTCTGGTTTTAATCTTGTACTATAACTTACTACTTGTGGATTATCTGCATCTCCTGCAACAATTAATCTTTCACCAAATATTGTAGCAAACTTAGATTTTTCTGGGGCAGACCTTTCTACTTCTTTAAAGAAATAAGTATGTGTTCCACTAGCTATATCTATTTTTAAATATGCAGGTTGATTGTTTCCATCTACTATAAATAATTCACCATACTGTGATTCACCTTCATATAAAGCAAAGCTACAATCTGATTGACTAACTCTTGCTATTGTTGAACCACTTGCTAATTGTGTTGCGTCTGCTCCATTCTTTTTAATAGATTGACTTGAAGCTGTTGCTACAAAATTACCATCAACTGTTAATGATGTATTATTTGTAATAGACAATACATTAAAAATTTCATTATTAATTTTAATGTCATCACCTACTGCAAACTGTGAAGTAAAACTTGTTGCACTTCCTGTTACAGTTGGTGAACCTGCTGATACTGATACTGTTCCTGTCTTAGTTATATAAGTATCTTTATTTACTTGTGTCCATGTTGTTCCATTTGGACTATAATAAATATTTGAACCTTGACAAGCTACAACTCCTTTTGCATAACTATGAATACCTTCTATGTTTGCACTAGTTGTATCTGGAGTATTAGTACCATACTTAGCAAAACCATTTATTCTTCTGTATCCTCCATGGATTGAAGACTCATAGTTTTCTAAAGTTGTTGCGACTCCGGGGGTTCTAAATAGTGAGTGTGTTGTACCTACTAAGTCTAATCCACCTTCGCATGTTACTGATACACCTTGCTCTGCCATTTAACAATTCCATGCTCTTAATGATTTATTAATTCTACTGTTAGGGTCTCTTGCTGTTTTTGCTGATGTAAGTTTTTTCTTCATGCCTTTCATCCTCGCACAGAAGGATGCCCTTCTTTTATTACCAACTTTTTTACTTGGTGCTTTTAAATTTCCGCCTGTTGACTTATTGTAAGATGCACGACCTTTTGCATTTAATCCACCTTTAGGATTCTTACCTTCTTTTCTTTGCCAAGCTGCTGTCTTTGCCATTATATAACTCTTGTTCTATCATCAGTCATTCTATCTGGAAAAGGTTCAATCAATTGTTCTCTCATTGTTCTTAAACCTTTTTTATATTCTGCGTCAGCTAGTTGTGATTGACTTATGTTATCTTTAAATTGATGTACATAATATCTTGCTCTTGCAAGTAATACTGTAGTATATTGTTGAGGAAATACTACTGTATCTCCATGATTAGTTAATTCACTTGGTTGTGAATATGCAAAGAAATAAACTTTATATTTACCATTAGGTATTGGTGATAAACCAAACTTATCATTCTTTGGACTTCTAATAATTCTTTGTGGAATACCAAATGTTTGTGTATTACTTTTATCTACTGATTCAGATATTGCATAATGCTTACTCCAAAACTCTGTAGTAATAGGTCTTAAATTTCTTATTTCAAATGGTGCTGTTTTTCCAGATACACCTTCTTCTGTTAAGACTACATTCTCGTAATCTATAAACCCATAGTCATTTGTAATGTTAGTTGAACTTGCGTTAAATTTGTACCACCTAGTTCCAGAGACAGTCTCAACTGCAACATTTCCATAATAGTTATTACTTGGGTCACCGACTGCTAAAAAACTCCATTTATCTTCTGCATTACAAATATCAAAGTATGCTCTATTGATTGCATCTTTTAAATATTTTTGTATTCCTTTTGCATTTACAAACGAAACACTTGACAGTTCTACTTCATTCAATTCTCTTACAAGAGTATTTGTTAAATCTAAAAATGTTCTGAAGGGTGCTGCCATTTAATTCTGTTCCTGTTAATATTATAAAAGAGAGGGCGAGATTAATCGCCCCCTCAATATTAAGATTAGTCTATAGTGTAGATTGCTTTAACTAAAGCATCTGGTCTAAGAACTTGTCTTCCATATACATGAAGACCTCTTACGATATCACCGAAAGTGTCGGTGTCTCTTAAAGTCTCAATGTTTAAGATTGACTGTGCAGTCGCTGTTGACGAGATATGTCCCGCTAAACATTGACCTGTAGCATTTGAAGTTGCAGGTATATTAGAAGATTTATACATTTGGAATCCTCTAATTGAACCAGACGCAACTAAACCATTTCTCACACCGCCATCACCTTGATTAAAATCAGATGACATTAGTTTAGAATCAGTACTTGCTAGTTCTTCATAGAACTCTGGTTTTGCAACAAACCATCTTGAATCTTCTGGTACTTGCGAGTCATCAAGAAGTCTAGCCATTCTAGCCATGATAGCTAAAGGACTAAGTTCTGAACCGCCATTACCCATATCAAGAGGGTTAGCTTGTTGGAATGTAGTTGAAGCTGAACCACTTCCATCACCACCAAGAATGTGGTCTGGAGATGCTGATACACCTGCGAACATTGCAGTTAATACTTCTGCATCCATTGTGTTCTTAAGTGTGTAAGCTGCACTTGATGCACCGATTGATGCAAAGTTGATATGAGAAAGTTTTTCCTCGATATCGTCAACTATAAACTTAAAGCTATTTGCTTTATCTACTACAAGAGTAAGTTCTTGGTCAGTTAAGTACTGTTTAGTTGTACTTGCTGCTCTTGTGTAAGCCGCAACTGTGATTTCTGGTTCTTTGATGATTTTTACTGTATCACCGAAAGCCGCAATCTCACCTGCGTAGTCTGTGTTTGTTATTGCTTCGATTACAGAAGATTTTCTGAAGAAGTTTTGAATCTTCTTCGAAAAGATTTCTGGTACGAAGAACTCATTTGTTTGTCCACTAGTAGTATCAAAGTTACTTAGATTACTATTAGAGGCATTTTGAAATACCGCCATGATATTCCCCTTTCTTATTGTTAAGTTAAGTGATTAACAATGTGCGGTCTTTAATTTAGTAAGTTGGATTACCAGAACCTCTGCTTGGTCTATTACCCATGTCATTAATGACACGACCTTCTGACATAGCATCAGTTATTGATTTTTCGTTCTTATCAAATTCTGACTGCGACATTGCCGCTATTTGAGAACGAGTCCAAATCTTTTTAGAACCATAGCCGATTTCTTTGCTGTTTTTAACTTTCACCATTTCTGATGCAGCAACTAAGTCGCCAGATAATTCTGGTTTAGATTTTGACTTGCCGGTATCCTGTTTGAATAAGTCTATTGCTCTTGAAGCAAGTTCCGCATTTGTTGCGTTTCCATAAACCCATCCCTTAATCGCTTCGGGTTGACCTTCCGCCCAGTTATGAAAATCATCTGACTCACGAATTGCTTCAAAGTCTGGATGTAATCTCGCTAACCTAGCTTCTGCTTTTTCTTTGTTAACAGTTTGATTTAATTCCTTAAGACCTTTAATCTCTTGTTTTAAATCTTCTGTTTCCTTAGAACTTCTAAGATGTGCGACTGTCTCTACAACACCATAAACATCTGGGTATTCTTTCTTGAAAGCTTCGATTTCCTCGGCACTCTTAGGTGCTTTGTATGTAGGTCTATTAGTTCTAATCTCTGCTAATAGTTCCTCTTCTCTCGACTTAAAAGAATTAACCCGACCATCATAATGTTTCTTGAGGTCGTCATATCTTTTTTTGTAGTCAACCTTTTGATAAGGTTTGTCAGCTTGTTCTTCCGGAGTATCTTCCTGTGTTTCTTGTGACCTCATTGAGTCAACAACAACTTTAGGTTGGTCCTTCTTAACCGCCATTGTATTAGCATCTGCAAAAGATTCTTTTGAATTTGCTTCTACTTGTTTATAATCAATATAATCCTTTTTAGCATTATATGGATTTGCTTCTGTTTCATTACTCTGCTGAGTAGCTTTACTATTTAGTAAAGTGTCTGCATTACTTTCAACCATTTTTAATCACCTTTCTTGTGTTGGGGTTTTGCGTTTTGCAAAAGTAGCCGATATAGAGTGCCTAGGTGATTGCCCGGGTAGCTCTATATATTATACTT